GATCCAAGAGATACGCACTTCATTATCAGTCTTATCAAAAGCTCGGTAAGACTTTTAGGATGTGTTCTCGGTATTGCTTTTCAAAGCATTACTATATTTGCTTTTATGTTCTTGGTTGCCGAATTACTCGGCATATATGAGGAATTGTAATGAAGACGTACAAGTATAGTGAGACGTTCTTTTCACCTCAAGGTGAAGGAAACTATACTGGTCACTCGACACTGTGGATACGATTCTTTCTATGTAACCTACAGTGTAATGGCTTTGGCCAAGACGATCCTACTGACCCTGACAGCTGGGAGCTTCCGTATGAAAAGTTGGACTTGACTGACATTACTAAGGTAGAAGACCTGCCGGTGTTTGATAAAGGATGCGATAGTTCATATACCTGGGCAAAGCGGTACCGTCATTTGATGCACGATAAAAGCGCGTCTGATATATGTGATGAGTTGGAAGCATTGCTACCTCATGGTAAGTTCTTGAATCCAGAAACAGGTCAGGAAGTACACATGGCCTTCACTGGTGGTGAGCCAATGCTTAAGCAAAGTCAGTTAGCTATCATTGACATCATGGAAGAATTTGAGAAACGTGGCAACATGCCAATGTTTGTGACGGTTGAGACAAATGGTACTAAGCCACTAGAACCTGATATGAAAGAATTCTTAGATTACTATGCTGTACGTGGAGGCGAGTGGTTCTGGTCAGTATCTCCAAAGCTATGGTCTACTGCTGGTGAGAAACCTAAGAAAGCTATTAGACCTGACGTAGTAAGAGACTATTGTGCATTCTCTAATACTGGTCAGTTAAAGTATGTAGTGAATGGATGTGCAGAGTCTTGGCAAGAAGTTAAGATCAATACAGATAGTTATAGACAAGCTGGAGCCACCTTCCCAGTTTGGATTATGTCGTCAGGTGCTCGTAAAGAGGAGCTGGTAGAAGAGGTAGAAGAAGGTGTAACGCACGAAGCAAAGATTGCTGTTGAAGCTTTGCAGAGGGGGTATAATTATTCAACAAGAGCACATTGCCATGTGTTTGGTAATGTAATAGGGACATAAAGGTCACTGTCGAAAACATTGTTTTTATATATAGTATATAAGGAGGATGTTATGTCGAAGTATAAGCCTGGTAAGTATTTTACGGGAGAGCCCTGTAAAAACGGTCACGTTGCTGAACGTTGGAATTATAATGGAATGTGTGTTGTCTGCAAACGAGAATCTGATAGACAATCAAATCTCAAAGCAGGAAAGAAGTATCGTATTAAAAAAGATTATGGTTTAACTATGGAGCAGGTTGATAAACAGCGTGCTCTACAAGACAATATGTGCGATGTGTGCGGTGATAAGTTTCCTGACGAATATAAGGTTCAAATAGATCATTGTCATTCAACCGGAAAGGTCCGCGGACTACTTTGCATCAACTGTAATTGGCTTTTAGGTAAGTCCAAAGATGACCCTGAGCTTTTAAGAAAAGCAGCAAACTATCTCGAGAAGACTATGGAGGCAAAATGTCTTACGAACCTATAACGTACAAATATGTGAGTACGAAAGAATATATTGATGAGTTTCCATGTGCTTATAGGCAATTTAGAGCCGACAGCCATTGCAATCTAATCCATGGATACTCTTTCAACATGAAGTTCTACTTCGGTACTAACAACCTAGATGCACGCAACTGGTGTGCAGACTATGGTGGCTTGAAGGAGTTAAAGGCTATTCTAAAGGATCAGTTTGACCATACTTTACTTGTAGCAGAAGATGATCCAGAAATGGAGACATACAAGCTGCTTGAGCAAAAGAAGATGGCTCGCTTAACTATCCTTCCTAAGTTAGGATGTGAAGGACTTGCTGATCAATTGTACCGTTTTGTTAATGGTGTTTATATTCCTGATTACTGGGGTCAAGCAGAAGCTGAACGTCTGTGGTGCTTCCGAGTAGAGGTACGTGAGACGCAATCTAATATGGCTTTCCGTGAAGGTCATCGTGAGTGGGGTGAAGAGCTTATATGAGTTTTGAAGTTGAGATGCCAGTCATCGAAAAGGTGTGCTGGTGCGACTATAGTATGGCAATGAGAGAACTTGCACGTAAGATCAAGTCCAATAAAGTTATGAGTATTAAGGAATCTGTCCTTACGCATACTGATAACGAAAAGGGTAAACCCGAACAGATTGTAGCTCTTGGTAGAGGGGGGCTTATTCCTGGTGTTCAATTATCACACCTACTCGATATTCCGTTAGTACCGCTTATGTGGCAAACCCGCGACGGTGCTGTTAACGAAAAGTTTACAACCGACAAGTACAGTCTAATCGTTGATGACATTAACGATAGTGGTCGGACTTTAACTGAAGTAACAACACAAAATGTTTTTGAAAATTCTTATAGTGTAGCTGTCCTATACCAAAAGTGGAGTAGCTCTTTTAAAGATGTTGCTTTTTATGGTGAGATAGCGGATAGTGACGTTTGGTATGTGTTCCCTTGGGAGAAGAAATGAGATTTAGTGATAAGATTCGTGAACGGTTAGAGAAGGCCGGCCGGCGGTATTGGGCTGGCGATAACATTAGTGACTTCATTGGCGAGGATGAGTTGGAGGACTTAATTGATGAGGCTGAGCTTGCCTTTGAGGATGTACTTACGGCCTTAGTGATTGATCCAGAAGATCCTAACAGTGCAGACACACCTCGTCGTCTTGCTAAGATGTATATTAACGAGCTTATGGAAGGACGGTATCATGCTCGTCCTCGTGTAGCTGCATTCCCTAACGACAACTCCGAAGACCGTTACACTGGTATGCTTGTAGTACGAGCAGAGCTAAAGTCTATGTGCTCGCATCATCACCAACCAGTACGCGGTACCGCTTACATTGGAATCATTCCTGGTGTTAAGGTAATTGGTCTGTCCAAGTATGCACGTATTGCTCAGTGGTGTGCTCGTCGTGGTACTTTGCAAGAAGAGCTTACTCGTAACATTGCAGACGAGATCATGATGGCTACTGGTAGTGAGGACGTAGGCATATACATTCAAGGTACTCACGGTTGTATGGAGAACCGAGGTGTATGTGCTCATTCATCTCTAACACAGACTTGCGTACTACGTGGCCAATTCTATAGTGCTTCTATTAAGGAAGAGTTCTACAACAACATCAAATTACAGCAGGGCGCAGTTGCCAACGCTGTCGGGTGATAAGGAGTATATTATGTTTATTGATCAAGCAATTCGCAACTTTCCAGAATTCGAGCGCATGGATCTGCAAGAGGCCAGGGATGCTTATTGCAAGTGGGCCGACAAGTACTGGGATTTTACAGCTAAACGTGAGCACTATAAGCACACTATTTGCAATGACATTACTAGTGTCAGACAAATAGCTGCAATGGCTTGGGCTGCAGCAGAAAAAGGTAATGACATAAAAAATAAGATTCGTAAATGAATCTAAAGAATGTCTTAGGTAAAGACACAGTTGATAGGATATTCAGCAAACGTCATATTAATAAAAAGTTACTTATCAATGTACCAGACGGTATCTACGATCATGTTTCGAAACAAGGTCTTGGTTGGCGTATGGTAATTGTCGATAAGTTCATGACTCACATTATATCAAATAGGTGGATAGAAAAAGGTGGACCTTCGGATCTACCTGATGTAATATCTAAAGCCCCGTTTGGAACATATCCGGATATATCATGATGAGAGCAAACAAGCGTATATGGGTAACCTTTCAGAAAGAAGGTATCCACTGCTACCCTGATGCACCTGCTGGTGTAGAGTTTCTTAAACACCCTCACCGTCATATGTTTCACTTCAAAGTAGAGATTGAGGTGTTTCATGATGATAGGGATATTGAGTTTATTCTGTTTAAGAGAGAGCTAGAAAATCTATATGAAAAGGGCACGTTACAGCTAAACCATCGATCGTGTGAAATGATGGCTGATGATCTAGCTGATTACATTCATGTCAACTATCCTAAGCGTAGGTTGACCATAACTGTGAGTGAAGACGGAGAGAACGGAGCGACTTGTTATTATGATTGACTTTTGTCACATTGCACCAACGCCACACCTCGATCTAGTCAAAGATCGTAAGACTCATTTGCTACTCGCTCATCTCGTAGAAGATGATCCAGATTATGTTAAGTTCTATAGTGATCTCAAGAAGAACAATCGTGGCTTAACTTACATTCTGGATAACAGTGCATTCGAGATGTACAAGCAAGGTCGTCAAATGTACCCATCTAACAAGCTGATTGAGATGGGTGAGAAGATCGATGCGGACTACATTGTAATGTCAGACTATCCAGGTGAGTCAGGCCAGCGTACAATTAGTGCAGCTTGTTTCATGGCACCTCAGTTACGTGAAGCTGGGTTTGGTACTTTCTTTGTACCACAGTCTGAGATTGGTAACATCCGAGATTACCTTGAGACGTGTATGTGGGCATCGAGGATCCACCATGTAGACTACATTGGTATTTCTATCCTTGGCGTGCCTAATGCTTATGGAGTGGAAAAGGACAACAAGCTACAACGATTTGTTAGTCGATGGAAAGTACTGACAAAGCTAACGCGTATGGGCTTCTTTGGTAACGTAGTAATGAATAAAAAGAAGATCCATATGCTTGGCATGGTTGATGGACCGAATGAGATCGATCTAGTTAAGCACTTCCCTATCGATACATGGGATAGCAGTGCTGGTGTGTGGACTGGTCTTAATGGTATAAGGTTTGATGGATCACCTACTGGTTTGATCAATGGAAAGTTTGAGAAAGAAGTTGACTTTAACTTCCATACAGATGATACTAGCCTGGTGAATACAGCACTTGATAATATGACATACATTGACAGGCTTTGTTCTAATGAGTGAGAAGTTTAGATTTAATGAAGATCAAATTCTAGCCCAAGCATTAACTTATCTTGAATCTACCTACGCTGGTCATTATGTTGGTGAGCTAGCAGGCCAAGAGCAGAACAATATTCAGACAATTGATGTATGGCAGACTCTTGGGTCTGTCGATACTACATGTCGGGATACTGCTATCAAGTACTTGATGCGGTACGGTAAGAAAGAAGGACACAATAAGAAGGATTTGCTTAAAGCAATTCACTATATTGTTTTGTTATGGTATTTTACACAGGACACATTTGACGATGATTCATCTAGCATCACCAAACTCGAAATCGTCCCTAAGTAAGTTCGACGGCGATCAAGTACAACCAAATGCAATCGACCTGCGTGTGGATAAAATATTCCAGACGTATGGTCAAGTGTTTGTAATTAGTGAAGAGGAGAAGACTCATCGCGAGTCAAGAGAGATTCAACCTACCGATGACTGGTGGAGACTCGATGAGGGTAGTTATGAGATTATCATGGAAGGTATTGTTTGTATTGGCGATGATGAAGCTGGGTGGGTAATTACTCGTTCAAGTCTAAACCGTAACGGATGCTTTATCACATCCGGACTGTATGACTCTGGGTACGAGGGTGTCATGGCTGGTGTTCTTCATGTAAACAATGGACCAATTAGAATCAAACGTGGAACTCGTGTAGGACAGTTCTTATTATTTAAAGCTGAAGCGCTAAACCAGTATGATGGTGATTACGGTGTCGGCAAGCAGCACGATCAAAAGTATGGAGAAAGTTAATGGAAGTTGAAGTTAGTATTGAAGATCTGCGTAAGCGAAAGCTGATGGTATGTACTCCAATGTACGGTGGTATGTGTGCTGGCACTTACACCAAGTCATCAACTGACCTTGCACAGGCAGCTGCAAAGTATGGAGTGGAGTTGGTCTTCTTCTACTTGTTTAATGAGTCGCTGATTACTCGAGCACGTAACTACTGTGTTGATACGTTCATGCGATCAGACTGTACTCACATGATCTTCTTGGACAGTGACATTGGATTTGACTTTAATGATGTGCTTGCTATGCTTGCTCTTATGAGTGAAGAAAGTGACTATGATATTATGTGTGCTCCTTATCCTAAGAAGACGATTGCTTGGGAGAAGATCAAGGATGCTGTCGATCGAGGATATGCTGACGACAATCCAAACGAGCTGGATAACTTTGTTGGTGACTTTGTATTCAACCCAGCCGCTGGATCTGGCACATTCCAACTCAACGAGCCAGTCGAAGTACTAGAAGGTGGTACTGGATTTATGATGATCCAAAAGCGAGCCTTCGAGAAGTTCGACGAAGCATATCCACAGCAAAAGTATCTTCCAGACCACGTACGCACTAAGGACTTTGATGGCAGTCGCGAGATCACAGCTTACTTTGATACTGTGATTGACGAAGAGAGTAAGCGATATCTTTCCGAGGACTATATGTTCTGTCAGTGGGCTCGTAAGGCTGGTATTAAGGTTTGGCTGTGTCCTTGGATGAAGACTACTCATATGGGTTCGTTCTTCTTCGGTGGATCGTTAGTGCACCTCGCTCAGATTGGTGCATCGGCTACTGTTGATATCAACAAGGTTAAGAAGGTCAAGCGATGAAACTTACACAACGTACTTTCCAAGTACTAAAGAACTTCTCTACCATCAACCCAACGCTGTGTGTGTCTAAGGGTAACATAGTTCGAACCGTGTCTCAGAATAAGACGGTGCTTGCTCAAGCTGCTGTCCAAGAGGAGTTTCCACGAGAGTTTGCTATATACGATCTCAGTGAGTTTCTTGGTGTGGTTAGTTTGTTTGATGAACCGGACTTTGACTTTGATACGTACTACGTTTCTATTAGCGATGATAACAAAGCCAGTAGTCACTATTTCTATGCTGATAAGTCGATGGTTACCATACCACCCGACAAAACTGTAACATTACCAGACGAACCAATTAAGTTTGATCTTGGTGATAAAGTATTGAAGCACTTACTACAAGCAGCATCTGTAATGGGTCTGCCTGAGCTTATCATTCAGGGTGATGGTGAAACAATCAAGGTGCTTGCAACCAACACTAAGAACACAACTGCTCATCAGTTTTCTTATGAGGTCGGTAAGACAAGCGAACAGTTTAAGGTTGTATTCAAAGTAGAGAACCTTAAACT